CGACGACATGGCGCGACCTTTTCGCGGATGTGAAGCTGATCAAAGAACATTGCGAGAACGTCGGCTACGTCGCAACCCGCTCGGACTACGCACGAGGCGCGCAGAACATCCGTTGCGGCACCGGGCGATTGGACTTTCTGCGATTCGAGAGCGAGCGCAGCATCGTCGAGACGCCGGTCATCGCGCCGATTTGCGCGTGGATTCACCGAGACGCATGGGTGGACTTCCCGCCGATCAACTGGTTCAGCGACGACGTGCAATGCGCGGACATGAAGCGCCGCCACTTCATTTCGCGGGCCTACGTGCACCACGTCGGCTCTCAGACGTGCGGCAACGACGCCGCCAAGTGCATGGCCGATGCCGAGCCGTGGCTGCGGGAGAACCGGCCGGCGCTGCACGCGCAGCACTTCGGCACGGTTTGACGATTCGCGCAATTGTATGGCCGCCGTCCGAGACTTTGACCCGACGCAGATCAATTCCGACTTCTCCGCGATCTTGGAGCAGGCCGGCATTTCGTTTACGTATCAGGGCGCAAGCATCACGGGCGTCTGGTCGTCCTCGCGCAACGCGTTTGCTGAGTTCGAGGACCAACGCAGGGACGATTCGCGCTTTACCGTGTTCCTGCTCACGACGAGCGTGAGCGCCGTTCCGCAGGTCACGCAGACGCTTTCCCGAGCTGGCATCACCTATTTCATCGACCGAGTCATGCTCGACGCCGAGGGCGCGGGATGTGAACTCGAAGTGCAAAAGTCGATATGATCGAAATCGAAGCCAGTTTCTCGCGGCTAGAATTCCAGCTAGCGAAGCTCGCCAACGCGGCAAAAGTTGATCTCGGGCTGGTTATCAAGGAGGAGGCTAAATACGCGATCCAGACCATCGTCAAATTCACTCCGCCCAAGAGCAAGCAGCAGGGCGCGAACGCGGTGCGGGCTGATTTCTCGAAACTGGCTGAGCCGCTCGTTTATCAGGACTTGCAGGCCAAGGCGACCAAGGGCGGATTCTACACATCGATGGCGCGCTACGTGCGCAACCGGCAGGTCGAGAAACTCCGCGCGCTTCTGCGCAATCCAAAGCTCTCGCACTACTACGGCATGCGACTTTTGGAAAACGAGGACGCGCTGCGCCTTGAGCATCGGCGCAAACAAAACGCTCGCGGAAGAATCACCGGCAAGCCGGACCAACTCGCGTTCGGCAGCGACTTCAAAAAATACCGCAACGAGATCGAGGGACGCGTCGGCTGGACCGTCTCAGGCTGGAACTCGTCGGCAAAAGTGACCGGTGCGCGATACAAGAAATTCAGCGACAAGCTCAAGCCGCAGGCGAGCGGCAACAAGTTGTTCGGTTCGGTGAGATCCAGCTTCGGTCCGCAGCCGTTCATCAAGGCGACGGCGCACAACGTGAAGATTCCAAACTATCAGCGCATGATTGACGGCGCGATCAACTCGCGGATTCAAACGACCGTCAAAAAGATTGAGGCAATAAATTCAAATGCAGCGGTCAATTTGGGTTTCATAAGAGTAAAAGGAATGATGCCACTTAAAACCGCAGCATGAGCACCCGCACAAACATCCGCAACGCAACCGCCACCGCGCTCACGGGCGCTCTCGTCGTTCCGACGGCGAACATCCTGCGCGGGCGCAACAACACGATCGCGAGCATCAGCTTTCCGGCCGCAGCCGTTTACGCGGTCAGCGAGCAGATCGAGGTGCGCACGCTCGGCCCGAGCAACCGCACGCAATACCGACAGCTGCAGCTCGTGGTGGATTACTTTATCGCCGAGAGCGGAACCTATCTGATTGACGACCTTTTCGACACCGGCAGCGCAGCGGTTGAGGCGGCGGTTCTCGCGGACGTGACGCTGGGCGGGCAATGTCAAGACCTGCATTTGACGAGCGTGGAATATACGATTGAGCCAGACGAGGACCGGCGCTTCGGGTCGGCTCGGCACACTTTCAACTGCATTTATTTTTCAACCGACTAACTTAATCTTATGGCAACCAAACTCGGCCGGGAAGGCCTCATCAAATTATCCAGCACGACCATCGGCGAACTGCGCAACTACGCTCTGACCCACACCTCCGACACCGTGGAGGACTCGGTCCTCGGCGACACCTACCGCACCCGGCTTGCATCCATGAAAACGTGGAGCGCGTCGGGCGATCTTTACTGGGACGAAGGCGATGCCGGCCAACTCCTGATCACCATCGGCTCGCAGGTCACGCTGAACCTTTACCCAGAAGGCGCATCCACCGGCGACGTTTACTATTCCGGCGCCGCCATCGTGACCCAGTTTAACGTAAGTGCTTCATTTGACGGTATTATAGAAGGTCAAATTAGTTTCGAGGGAAATGGAGTGCTTTCTGTGCTAACGGCTTAATTTCGCAGGCAAAAAACACAACACACACATGGACGCAATCGACCTCGTAAGAGAACACTTCGCCTCACTCGGCACGCGCAAAATTGACGTGCCGGAGTGGAAGCTCGTCGTGCACGCAACGCCGGTCACGCTTTCGGAAAAGAACCGGCTTTATCGTCGCAGCAAAGAAAACGACATGGAGCTGCTCGTGGACATCCTGATCATGAAAGCCACCGACGAGCACGGCGCGAAGCTGTTCACGATTGAGCACAAGCCGACGTTGTTGAACAAGGCCGACAGCAATGTGGTCGGCCGCGTCGCCAACGCCATTCTCGCGGACGACGCGCCGAAGGTGGACGACCTAAAAAACTGATCTACGGCGGGGAGGCGGCAGACCTCCTCGCCGTTTACGCGCTCGCGGATCGTCTGCACAAATTTGCCCACGAGGTGCTCGCGATGCCAGCTCAGGAACTGAACGGCTGGCTCGCTTACATCGAACACCAAAACCGAAAACTAAAACAACATGGCTGAAGCGACATTTATTTTGCGGGCGGTGGATGCGACGAAGCAGGCTTTTGCCAACGTGCAGAACTCGCTGGCGAAATTGCAGCAAAGTTCTCAGACAGCGGCTGGCTTCATGAAAAAAGCCTTCGACCCGCGGGCCATTGGAGCCGGGCTTGCGGCGTCGCTTGGTGTTTCGCTGATCGGCGTGATAGATCTGGCCATCAAAAAGCTGATCGAATTGGCAATGCGTGCGAATGAGGTCGGAAAAATTCTCGCTGAGTCCAATAAAACGATCGAAAAAATGCGAGAAGACGCGGCATTTAGTTTGCTAGTTCCGGAAAGTAAATTGGAGGCCATCGACGAAAAAAGAATCAAAAACGCAGCTGAAATTTTGCGGCTTAAAAAAGCGACGCAATCAGTTGAATCTCAAATGCCGTCTGTTTTGCAAGGCGAGTCCTTTTCTCCGGTTCGATCATCAAATTTAGGCACCGTAGTAGAGGCCGAAAAATTATCCAAATTGCTCGCAGAGGATCAGGCTCTCGCAGATGCTCGAATCAAACTTATTGCAGACGCGGAAAAAGTTATTCGGGACAGGGCCGCAGCAAATCGTGTTGAGCGCGAAGTTGCTGAAGCAGACGCGTTGCAATCAGCTAAAGAACGAGTTCAAATTGAACAAGTATTTCAACAAAAACTCGGTGATACCATAGACAGCGTAACCCAATCAGTTACAACGCAGACGGAAGCTCAAAGACAGCTAGGCAAATCGTTGAGTGAGTCCGTCATGACTCCGATGGAAAAATACGTCGCTGCACTTGAGCGCATCGATTTATTGCACGCATCTGACACCATAGACACCGAGACGATGATTCGTCTGACCGGCGAAGCCGGCGCAGCATTTGCAGCGACATCAGGAGATGCTGAGGACATGGCATCGCGCCTCAGTATGGTGAACGAAGAGGCAAACAAAACGATTCCTGCAATGTCTCAACTCGCGCAAATGAGCAACGACGCCGGCAACCTGATCGCCCAAGGCTTCGAGGACGCGATCTTGAGCGGGCAAAAGCTCAGCGAGGTCGTCCGCGCGCTCGGTCGCGATTTGGTGAGGCTGGTGTTTCAGCAAATGGTCACACAGCGGCTTGCGGCAGGAATTACCGGAGTGCTGCAAGGAAAAGGCATCGCTGGTTTCATGGCCGCTGGCGGGCCGGTGAGCGCAGGCTCCTCTTACGTCGTCGGCGAGCAAGGACCAGAGCTGTTCGTGCCACACGCGTCGGGCACCATCGTGCCGAATAACAAGATGGGCGGCGGCAGCGGATCGGGCAGCGGAAGCGTCACGGTAAACTACAACATCGCGGCCGGCGTCTCGCGGGCTGAACTCGCTCCGATCCTCGACCAAGAGCGGCGTCGGCTCAAGGCCGAGATCCCCGACATGGTTCGACGCGGCGGCGGCTACCGCGCAGCCTTCGCCTAATCGTTATGGCCATCACTTACCCACTCACGCCGCCAAGCCCGTTCAACCTCTCGCGCTTGTCGCTTACGGGCGTTTCCGCGACCTCGCGCAATACGTCGCCATTCACGTTGCAGACCCAGCAATACAACTGGCCGGGGCAAGCGTGGCTCGGCTCGGTCGATTGTCCGCCGATGAAGCGAGCGGACGCGGAGGAGATCGTCGCCTTCCTGCTCAAAGCGCAGCGCGGCACGTTCTATTTTCAAGACTACGCAAACCCGTTAAACCGAGGCGGCGTGACCGGGAACCTCACCGTTTCTAGCGCAACCGCAAACGGCACGACGCTCGGGATCAGCGGAGCGAGCGGTCAATTCGCCGTTGGCGATTGGCTGCAAATTTCGACCTCGCTTTACAAGGTCGTGGAATCGACCTCGTCGTCGAGCGTGGACGTTTTTCCAGCACTCCGCAAAAGCTACGCGGGCGGCACGTCTATCATCTACGGCAGGACCGGCAACGCCGCCCGCGCTCAGGGCGTCTTCCGCCTCGCGTCGCCAAGCACCGAGTGGGCCATCGGCGAGGCGAGCATTTACGGCGTGGGCTTCGCCATCGTGGAGGACGTCGAGTCATGAGCATCACCACCGCAGGCCGGTCGCTCTCGGCCAACATGGTCACCGAGGTCAGCGCGTCGCAGCTCTCGCCGATCTTGCTCGCGTCGTTCTCGTTCTCGACGCCGGTCCGGCTTTGGAGCGGTTACGGGACGATTACGGTCGGCGCCGTGACCTACCAAGGCATCGGAACGCTGGGGACAATCTCGCCGATCGAAGAGACGACCGACCTCTCGGCGCGGGGAATCAACTTTCAGCTCTCGGGAGTGCCGAGCGCATACGTCGCGATTGCGCTCACCGAGAACTACCAAGGGAAAGAGTGTAGCGTGCTATTCGGCGCGCTAGATTCTACCGGTGCTCTGGTCGCTTCGCCCGTGACAATCTTCGCCGGCCGCATGGATGTGATGTCGGTCAATGATGATGGAGATGAATCCTCGATCATAATGACGGCCGAAAACAAGCTCGTGGACTTTCGCCGGCCGCGTGAGGTGCGCTACACGCACGAAGAGCAGCAGAACCTTTATCCACCGGGACCCGGCACACCCGGCGATCTTGGCTTGGAATTCGTCAACGCGATCCAAGAAAAACAAATCTACTGGGGCAGCGCAAAGCTCGCGGCACCGATTCGGGACGGCGGTGACGAGAGCCAGTCAACCTCTTACATGTGATGCCAGCACGCCGCGACAACTGGCCGAACCTTCTCGCGCAATTCATCGAGCAACGCCGCGATCAACCTTTTGCGTGGGGCGTGAATGACTGCTGCATCTTTGCGGCCGATTGGGTCAAGGTCTGCACCGGCGTGGACTACGCGCAGGCGTGGCGCGGTCGCTACGTGTCAGGGCTTGGCGCGGTGCGCGTGCTGGACGAGGCGGGCGGCGTCGAGGCTCTGGTGGACGCGCTAGGGCTGCAACGCGTGGCACCGCAGCAGGCAGGGCGCGGCGACATCGTTGCGCAGGAAACCGGGCGCGGGATGACGCTTGGAATTTGTCTCGGCGAGACGACGGCTTTTGTTGCAAAGGCCGGACTTGTTTTCGGGCCGCTTTCAAACGTCGAGACCGCTTGGAGAATCTAACATGCCACAAGCAATTTTTACCACAGCCGCAGTCAAGGTAGTTGCATTTTTCGCAGGCGTGCCGTCTGGCGCAGTTGCGACCTCGGCGATTTACAGCACGGCCGTCAAAGCTGTTGCGGCTGTTTTGAAATTCACGGCTTACGCATCAGCATCGATGGCCGCGTCGAAGCTGCTCGCGCCAAAGATGCCGAGCTTCGCCGACTCGTCGCTCTCGGATCGCTCGCAGGCGGTCCGCAATCCGATATCGGCGCGGACGATTGTTTACGGCAAAACCCGCGTCAGCGGAACCATCGTTTACCTCAGCACGACGGGAGACAAAAATCAGTTCCTTCACATTGTCGTCACGCTCGCCGGCCACGAGATTCAAGCGATTGACGAGGTGTATTTCAATGACGAGTTGGTGCCGCTGGTCAGCAACGTGCCTCAAGGTTTTTACAACGGCGTGGCGCGCATCAATAAGCATCTCGGCGAGACTTATCAGACGGTCGATGAAGACTTGGAAGACGACACCGCGAGCCTCACGGATGGGAAATGGACGGAGCACCATCGCCTGCGCGGCATCGCCTACCTTTACGTGCGTCTCACGTGGGACGCCGAGAAATTCCCGAGCGGGATTCCGAACATCAGCGCCGTCATTCGCGGCAAGAAAGTGCTCGATCCGCGCACGGGAAACACCGCCTACTCGGCGAACGCCGCGCTCTGCCTTCGCGATTACCTCACTGACACTTCGCTCGGCATGGGCATGACCGCCGCCGAGGTTGACGATACCGCGTTCGGCGTCGCTGCAACCATCTGCGAAGAACAGGTTCAAATCCTTCCGCTCTCGCCGACGGTTTACGAAAACCGCTACGAGGCCAACGGCGTCATCGTGACGAGCGCTTCGCCCGACGAGAACATCGGCAAGCTCCTGAGCGCAATGGGTGGCCTGATCGCCTACACGGGCGGCCGCATCGTGCCCTACGCGTCGGCCTACCGGATTCCGACCGTGACGCTGACCGAGAAGCATTTCGTCGGACCGCTCAACGTGCAGACGCGGACGAGCGCTCGCGACCGCGTGAACTCGGTCAAAGGCGTTTACGTGAGCGAGACGAACAACTGGCAGGT